TACGGAGCAGACGGTATGACTTACGCAGCCAAAGTAAACACTAACTGCGGAAGAATAGAAATCAATAAAGACGAGATAAGCGAAGATGACCTAACTTTTGATAATGGACAAAAGCCAGCATTTAACGGATCAGGTTTTTCTACAGACGAGAAAAACTATCTGTCTAAAAAATTCTTTGAAATGAAGCTATAAATTTATCTCAAAAAGGCCATATTTATTAGTACAAAACGCATCCTATGAACTTTTTGATCAATTTATTTAAAAGCGCAAACAAGGGAGATAACTTCCGTGCTGCTTCAGAACCTATCAAGTACAACGACGGTATCGCTCAGTTAAACTCTGTTGGTGATAGCCAATACGATAGAATGAGTACCGATAAGATCAAAAAGATAGGCAGAATTAACTCTGCGCTTACTCCAGAAACAAGCGGTACAACTAAGGTACCAGGAAAATAATCTGGATTTTTTGTAGTCTCATTACTTTATTGTAAAGGTTGTGACGAAAGTCTAAAGGTATAAAACTATGCTCAAAGGCTAAACTAGGCTCTATTATTTAACAAAACATAAAAAAACAAGCGAAATGGACATTACGCAGGAGATTCTATCTGACATTACGGTTTACAACAAGTACGCGAAGTACTTACCACAATTAGAAAGAAGAGAAACATGGAACGAGATAGTTACCAGAAACAAAGAAATGCATCAGAAAAAATTCCCACAATTGTCCAAAGAAATTGAACAAGCTTACGAATTAGTGTATGGTAAAAAAATTCTTCCTTCAATGCGTTCGATGCAGTTTGCAGGCAAGCCCATTGAAATTAATAATGCTCGTATATTTAACTGTTCTTTTGCTCCTGTTAATGATTGGAGGGTGTTCAGTGAAGTAATGTTCCTTTTGTTAGGAGGTTGCGGAGTTGGATATTCTGTGCAAAAGCATCACATAGATCAGTTACCTGAAATTGTAAAACCAATTAAAGAGAAGCGATTCTTAGTTGGAGACTCTATCGAAGGTTGGGCAGACGCAGTAAAGATCTTAATGAAGTCTTACTTATTAGGTGGACCAAGACCTAAATTTGACTTTAGAGACGTTAGACCAAAAGGTGCAATGTTAATCACAGCGGGCGGTAAAGCACCAGGACCAGAGCCTTTAAAAGAGTGTTTGTTCCAAATTCAAAAGATTTTAGATCGTAAAGAAACTGGCGATAAATTGTCTCCTATTGAGTGTCACGATATCATTTGTTATATTGCTGACGCAGTATTATCAGGTGGTATTCGTAGAGCGGCTTTAATTAGCTTGTTCTCTTTTGACGACGATGAAATGTTGACTTGTAAGTTCGGAGCTTGGTGGGAAAACAATCCACAAAGAGGCAGAGCTAATAACTCAGCGGTAATTCTAAGAGACAGAATTCAAAAAGAAGAGTTCTTAGATTTGTGGAAGAAGATTGAATTATCAAACGCAGGTGAACCAGGATTCTTCTTAACAAACGACAAAGATTGGGGAACGAATCCTTGTGCAGAGATTGCATTGAAGCCTTTCCAATTCTGTAACTTGTGCGAAGTGAATGTATCTAACTTAGAGTCTCAAGAAGACTTTAATGAAAGAGTAAAACAAGCAGCTTTCATTGGTACACTACAAGCTTCTTATACTGATTTCCATTACTTAAGAGATGTGTGGAAGAAAACAACAGAAAAAGACGCATTGATCGGAGTTGGTATGACAGGTATTGCTTCTGGAGCTGTATTGAAATTAAACATGAAAGAAGCTGCATTGATCGTAAAAGAAGAAAACGAAAGAGTAGCAAAAATATTGGGTATTAACAAAGCTGCAAGATGTACAACAGTTAAACCTTCAGGTACCACTTCAATGGTATTAGGAACTTCATCTGGAGTACACGCTTGGCACGATAAGTTCTACTTAAGAAGAATGAGATTGGGTAAAAATGAAGCTTTGTATACTCACTTAGCAATTAATCACCCAGAATTAGTAGAAGACGAATACTTTAAACCACAAACTCAAGCAGTAGTTGCTGTACCACAAAAAGCACCAGAAGGAGCAATCACTCGTTCTGAGTCTGCAATGGATCTTTTACACAGATTGGAAAAGTTACACAAAGAGTGGATCAAACCTGGTCACAGAACAGGTAGAAATACTCACAACGTTTCAGTAACAATCAGTTTAAAGCCAGAAGAGTGGGTAGAAGTTGGAGAATGGGCATGGAATAACAGAAATAATTACACCGCGTTATCTTGTTTACCTTACGATAACGGTAGCTACGTTCAAGCTCCTTTCGAAACAATCACCGAAGAACAATTCAACGAAGCTGTAACCAAATTGCACGAAGTGGATCTTAGTAAAGTAATCGAACAACAGGATAACACAGACCAAAAAGGAGAATTAGCATGTGCAGGAGGTGCTTGTGAAATCGTATAAAGATAAATTTATAGAAGGAGTTCACTACTATATGGAAGGAGAAAGAGTCATTTTTATGGCTCTTTTCCATTTAGAACGTGGTCAGTGCTGTGGTAATGGTTGCAGGCACTGTCCATTTGAACCCATACACAAAAAAGGCACCGTAAACGTAAAAGATAAAAATTCACCTGAATACGTTAATTTAATAGAAAATAAATAAATGGTCTTAGAAATAACAAGCGAGCATGTTTATATAGGAATAATTGTATTGTTAGCAGGAATACAAATTTTTCAGTGGAAAAAGGTAGATATGCTAGAAAGGGTAATGAGTCAAATTATAGAAGATATTAAAATATTGGGCATGGCGGCAGATATAAAATTTAATAGCTTAGAAAAAAAGATAGACGATGAAAAGAAATCAGGAAAGTAGAGGATTGGGAGATACTATTGCTAAGATCACTCATTTTTTTAAAATAGATGTGTTAGTGGAAAAAATCTTTAAAGCTTTCGGAAAAGACTGTGGATGTAAGAGACGACAAGATAAGCTAAACAAAGCTATACCATACAAAAAGAAAAAATAATAAGTTATGAAATTAGACAAGTTTCAAGAACTCAAGGTTAAATTAGAAATACTTAAGCTTGAGAAGAATTTTTTTGCATTAGACAGAGTGTTGTACTACTTCTCTTTCTTGGGCAATATTTTTTTGGTGTACTTCGGTTACTTTTTTATTAAGAGCATCGTAGATACACTACCTGAATTATTTCCGTATCAATCAGTATTTTTAGCTGTATTCATTGCACTATTTTTAACTGGTTACGAATTAACAAAAAGATTCGCAGTAGAGCAATTATCAGTATACTTTATTCAAGTCAGAAAGTTTTTTACTTGGAACGGAATAGTTGGATCTATATGTGTAGCATTACTAATCGCAGGATCTTTTTATCTATCGTTAAATGGAGCACATAGATTAGTTGACTCTTCTGAAAAAATTACTGCAACAATAGATCAAAGTATCAGCATTAAAGCAGATTCAATATCTAAATACTATGACACAGAAATCGCTTATTATAGAGCTCAACCAGCAAGAACGAGATCTGATAGAAAATACAGAGATTCTGTTGTTAATGCATTACAACAAACAAAGGATCAAAAACTGTTAGCTGTAGAAAATAAGACCACGGACAAATCACAATCCACACTAGAAAAAAATAAAGAGAACGACACTGCATTTGTATTCATGACGTTTTTCTTGGAGTTCATTATAGTTCTTGGTGTGGCTTTTAACGCCGTATACACTTTAGGATCTTACGAAGAGACAAAAAAGCTCCTATCAACGCCCAAGTACAAACAGGCAGAACTTAATCTTACTCTTTTAAAATTATACTACCAAAACGGAAAGAAGCAACCAGGAGATCCGGTGCTGTCTTTGAGTAAGATGTTATCGTTAGTAAAGAACCAAAAAGTTAACTGCGCTCAAACCGAAGTAAGAAACTTCGTGGTATACTGTACAGAATTGGACATTATTAAGGAGGTACGCGCTAGAAGAAAAGAGTACCAAGTAGATTATGCTACAGCCAAATCATTGATAGAGAAAGAGTTAGTACTTTAATTTTACATTTTTCCAGATTCCCTAAATTGTGTATATTTGAGTATGCAAGAAAAAAGTTATGTATTAGTCGATACGTTCGACAAACTAAAAGACATGGTAAATCATGTCAAAGACAAAGAGATTATTGCTTTCGATACAGAGACAAACTCTTTGAACACAAGACAAGGAACCATTATTGGTTTCTCAGTATCAGCAGAAATCGGTAAAGGCTATTATATGCCTACTGCGGTTTACGATAAAGAAAGCAATTCTTTAGTAGACGCTACAATCGATGGTAAAAATTGTCAAGATCTGGCAAAACAATTCATATCAAAATTAGTCGGTAAAAAATTGGTAATGCACAACGCATCTTTCGACTGTAGATTCGTTAAGTGTTTCTACGGTATTGATTTGTTGCCTAGTCTTTACGTGGATACCATTTTATTGGTACATACGGTAAACGAAGAAGGTGCAGGTTTTACTTACGCTAGTCCCTTTGGTCTAAAAAGTATTGCACAATCCATTCAAAAAGAATTGGGTCTTGATGTGACTAAAGAGGCAAACGAAGAACAGATTGAATTGAAAACTTCTATCAAAGAAAATGGCGGATCAATTACTAGAGAAAGCTACGAGATTTGGAAAGCAGATATAAACATACTTGCTAAATACGCGGCAGCAGATACTGACTTAACATTAAGAGTGTATCATCATTTTATCAAAGAGCTTTACGATCAAGGTCTTGAGAAATTCTTTTTTGAAGACGAGGTTATGCCGCTTTATAGAGAAGTTACAATTCCTATGGAAGAGGTTGGAGTTAGATTGGATATAGAGACTATGAAGAAAGCAGATCTAGACATCACTGAAGAGATGAAAAAAAGATCTCACGCAGTAATTTCAGAATTGCTACAAGACAATAGAGTAAAACTTTGGATTTTAAATAAAGCAAAAGAAACTTACCCAGCAAACAGTAAAGGCGCATTTGCTCAAATGGTTGTAGAAGAGTGCCAATTACCTTTACCTAAATCAGAAAAGACTGGCAAATATAATATTACAAAATCAGAAGTTGCAAGATTACCAGAATCAGCTGCTAAGCAATTTTTATTAAATGGTTCAGACGTACTAGACGAAGACTTTTCTAACAAGATTAGTATGAAAATGTGGAAAGAAGCAAACGATGGTAACTTCTTTAATATACAGTCAAAAGATCAATTAGGCGAAATAGCTTTCAGTGTTCTCGGATTCAAACCTTTATCGGAAACCAAAAAAGGTAAACCCCAGTTCGATGAAGACATGCTACAAGTTATTTCAGAAACATACGAATGGGCGAAGAATTTAAGAATATACAATAAATTGCTTAAGATTAAGTCAACATACATAGATCGATTCTTAAATGCAAGCGAAAATGGAATTTATTACTTTTATTACAAACAACACGGTACAGTATCAGGTCGTTACGGATCAGATGCTCAACAATTACCGAGGCCTAAAGAAGAAGGCGATGACGATCCAGTAATTATTGAATACACAAATTTGGTAAGAGCATTCTTTATTCCAAAAGAAGGCAACATATTTGTCGACTGTGACTATGAATCATTGGAACCTCACGTATTCGCTCACGTTTCTGGTGACGATGGTCTTAAAGATATCTTTAGAAATAACTGGGATTTTTATTCCACTATTGCTATCAAAACGGAAGGTCTTCATCAATATTCAGGAGATAAGAAAGCAGACAACTTTTTAAGAAAGCACGCGCCTAAGAAAAGAAACACCGCGAAAGCCTACGCATTGGGTATTCCTTACGGTATGGGTGCTTACGCTCTTGGTAAAAACATAGGCGTGACTACTAAAGAAGCAGATAAATTGGTTAAAGGTTATCTGAACGGATTTCCAGAACTCGATAAGTGGATGAAGAGATCGGAGATGGAAGCTAAAACATTAGGCTATGTTAAAACTCAAGTTGGTAGAGTAAGACACTTACCAAAAGTAAAAGCCATATACGAAACCATTGGAGACAATTTATTGGATTGGAATTACAAAAGAAAACTAGAGTACGAATTTGGAAAAGATCAAGTGAAGAATTTGAGTAGAGACTTTGTAAACGGACTAAACAACGCTAAGAACGTACAGATTCAGGGACTGTCTGCATCTATCGTAAACAGAGCGGCAATGGAAATCAATAGAGAATTTAAGAAGAGAGGAATAGACGGATGGGTGTGCGCCCAAATTCATGACCAGATCGTATGCGAAGTACCCGAAGAACGAGCTGAAGAAGCGGCTAAGATTGTACAAGACAAAATGGAAAACACTACAAAATTAAGCATTGCATTAAAAGCACCACCAGCAATTGCTCACAATCTAAGGGACGGCCACTAATATTTATTTATACAATAACACAATATGGCATATTCAAATAAAGTACTAGATCATTATGAAAATCCAAAGAACGTTGGAACGCTAGACAAGTCGAAAAAAAATGTCGGCACAGGATTGGTAGGAGCACCAGAATGCGGTGACGTTATGAGACTTCAGATAGAAGTTATCGACGATATCATAGTAGACGCCAAATTTAAAACATTTGGTTGTGGTTCTGCCATTGCTTCCTCTTCTGTGGCCACTGAATGGTTGAAAGGTAAGACATTAGACGAAGCTGTAACGATAGACAACATGGATTTAGTAGAGGAATTAAACTTACCTCCAGTAAAAATTCACTGTTCGGTGTTAGCAGAAGACGCTATCAAATCTGCAATAAACGATTATAGAAAAAAACAAGGTTTAGAAGAATTAGTATTTGAAGATTCTCACATATGATTAATCTAAGTGATACGGCTTTCGAACACATTTTGGAATTAATGATAGAAGCCGATATAACCCCAGATACTCACTATTTAAGAATTGGAGTCAAAGGAGGTGGCTGTTCTGGACTTACGTACGTAATGGATTTTGACGATAAAGAAATAAAAGATACTGACGATTCATTTGAATTTGATGGAGGTTTAAAAGTGGTATGTGATAAAAAATCTTTACTGTATCTTTGGGGCAGTGAATTACAATTTTCTTCTGGGTTAAACGGAAAAGGATTCCAATGGGTTAACCCAAATGCTGGTAGAACTTGCGGTTGCGGTGAGAGCTTTGCACTATAAAGTTAAATTTCAATATCATTTAAAAGTTGTATATATTTATAGAAAATAAGGACCGGTAGGCCTTAAGTTATGACTGTTAAATTTAATAATTAACCAAAACACACAGGAGGTGTACAATGACAAGATTAGCACATTGGGGAGTCGACCCATTTGATCTTCTATGGAAGAATCTATTCGACCAAAATTCTAACTTCTCAACAATTGCAGAGAAGATTTCTTATCCACTAGACATTTACGAAAAAGAAGATGGTATCGTATTCGAACTTGCAGCAGTAGGTTTGGACTACGAAGATATCGATATCGAAGTGCAAGGTGATGTTCTTCGCATCAAGTATGCAAAATCAAAAGAGGAAGAATCAATAACAAATTATATCCACAAAGGAATAGCAAGAAGATCTTTCGACTTAGCATGGAAAATTGCTTCTAAGTTCGATTTATCTGCTTTGGACGCAACTATCGATAAAGGCTTATTGAGAATCGAAATACCTTTATCAGAAGAAGGTTCACCAAAGAAAATTCAAATAAAACCAAAAGCGTTACTTCAAGTTAACGCAGAATAAAAATGAGGCCTACCGACCTTAGTTATGTTTAGTATCTGTAAAAATTTCATAAAAGTCAATCAAGACCTATTTCAAGTGCTTAGACAGTACCCTGAAGATAGAGTCAATAACCCAGAAGTTAATGTCGAAAACATTAAGCGATGGCTGGGTGCTGACACCACATTTAAAAAAGATGGAATGTTATATTTTTGTATTAAAATTGAAGAACCTGAAATAATAAATTAAAAAATGAGTAAATTAAATCCACTCAACGGTTTCCTAATATTGAAGCCAGTTGAAGAACAAGAACAAACTTACGGAAACATCGTAATTCCAGACTTAGGCAAAGAGCGTCCTGAAATGGGCGAAGTAGTAGCCACAAGCGAAACGTATAATTGGCACACTGACACTTACGTTAAATCTACTGTAGAAGTGGGACAGAAAGTTTTGATTCCTAAAATGGGATCTATGAAAATCACCATCGAAGGTGAAGATTATTTCATCGCAAAAGACACAGAAATCTTAGCTGTATTAAAAGACTAATTATGAGTACAACAAAAAATATAAACGGAACAGAACTTAAAGAGAAGTTACTTTCTGGAATTGAGAAATTAAACTTAGCTGTATCTTCTACATTAGGACCAGGCGGTAGAACAGTTTTAATTAGAGAACAAAACGGTGAAGTTAAAGTAACCAAAGACGGTGTAACAGTGGCTAAAGCCTTTCACAAATTAGAAGACGACGTTGAAGATTTGGGCGCACAGTTGGTAAAGCAAGTTAGTATTAAATCTGCAGTTGAAGCAGGAGATGGCACTACTACTTCTACTTTATTGGCGACAGAAATCGTAAAAGAAGGTTTAAAAGTTATTCGTCAAGGTTCTAACGCAGTAGAGATCAAAAACTCTATTGATAAAACTGTTAAGCAAGTTATCGAGAACATCAAGAATATTGCGATAGATATTGATTCAGAAGAGCAAGTAAAGCAAGTAGCAACTATCTCAGGTAATAACGATCCAGAAGTTGGTAACTTAATCGCAACTGCTATCGAAAAAGTAGGTCGCGAAGGCGTAGTTACAATCGAAGAGTCTAAATCTGGAGAAACTAGTTTAGAAGTGGTTGAAGGTATGCAATTCGATAGAGGTTATAAATCTCCATACTTCGTTACTAACAACACAACGATGCAAGCTGTATTAGAAGATCCTTACATTTTCTTGTACGACGGCAGAATCTCTTCAGCACAAGAACTATTGCAAGTATTAACTAAAGCAAATTCTGAAAACAAACCATTGTTGATTGTAGCTGAAGATATCGGCGAAGAAGCATTAGCGACTTTGATCGTTAATAAGATGAGAGGCATTGTTCAAGTGTGTGCAGTTAAAGCACCAGACTTTGCAGAAAGAAAAACATTGATATTAGAAGATATTGCAATCTTAACAGGAGGTGCAGTTGCTTCTAAAGATAAAGGTCATAAATTAGATAAATTAACTGGCGCTCAAATTAACGACTTCTTAGGTAGAGCTAGATTAGTTACTGTATCTAAAGACGAAACTACTATCATAGATGGTAAAGGCGCAGAAGCTGTAATTGAAGCAAGAGCTGAAGAGATCAAAGAGCAAATTGAAAAATCTACTTCTTTCTACGAGAAAGAAAAATTACAAGAGAGATTAGGTAAACTAGTCGGAGGCGTAGCAATCATCAACGTAGGCGGAAATTCAGATATTGAAATTAGAGAAAAGAAAGACAGAGTAGAAGACGCTTTATATGCAACAAAAGCAGCATTATCAGATGGTATCGTACCAGGCGGAGGTTCAGCTTTATTCAATGCTTCTTTACAACATTATCCAGAAGATTCTGTTAACGATGCGATTGCTCAAGAGATTGTTCGAAAAGCTATTCAAATGCCATTTAGAAAAATCTTAGAAAATGCAGGAGTTCAAGATTGGTACACAAAGATTCCTAAAGAGGGTCAAGTATACGATGCTAAGAATCATGAGATTGTAGATGCATTAGAAGCGGGAATCATTGATCCAGCTAAAGTAGTTATCACAGCTCTTAGAAATGCGGCTTCAGTAGCAGGCACAATCTTAACTACAGAATCAGTAGTATTTGAAAAGAAAGATAAAGACGAAAAACCAACCATGGACCCAATGATGGGTATGGGTATGGGAATGTAATAAAATAAAAAACACGGTTATGAAAATTGGATTGGTATCAATTATGGGAAATGTAGGTTCAACATTCAACTCACAGGGAGGCGGATACGGACTTATACAAACAAAAATGTTGAAAGACAACCATCCAGATGATATTGTAGACGTAAACCCCAGTCCTAGCGATTGGGGTTCTTACGATACCTTATACGTTTGCGAAGGAGTTAATTTTGTTGAAGGATCATTTAATGTTCCTGGTGGGCCACAACCCATCCACACAGAAAAAATGAAAGCTATTTCAGAGTTCGAAGGAGAAATAAGATTTTCTAATAGTCAATTTGATTTCAATAAGTTCAACCAAAGATTAAAAGTAGAAGGACAATTTCCTGATACTAGTATGATAGCTTGGTATAACACTTTTTTATCTCACGGTTTACAAAGTAGAAAAGGAGTTATTGGAGATTCTCATGCATTATCAGTGTGGAAACCTGGACACTCTTTAGATTTTACAGCAGGTAGAACTTTACATGGATTCTTAAAAAGAGAAACAGTAGAAGAGATCAGCAGTAGATTCGATGAAGTTACTTTGTACTTCGGTAATATTGATTTGCGTTTCCATTTAATGAGACAAGAAAATCCGCAACAAGCAACAGCAGATCTATTTAATCGTTACGTTGATTTTGCAAAACAATTAAAGAAAGCCACATTAGTTGAATTGTTACCAGTAGAACACGAATCAAGAAAAATTCCTGGAACTGGTTTATACAAGAAACAACCATTCTTTGGCACGAGATTAGAAAGAATGCAATTAAGAGAAATCGCTAATGAAATTATTAACAATTCAGGATTAGAAGTAATTCGATGGCCAAATGAATGGGTAGACGAAGACGGTACTAAGATGTTAGAAATTTTAGAAATGAAACAATCTGTGCATTTGAAACCTAAGCACTATCCTTACCTTACAGAGATTTTAAAATAATTATTAAAAACAAAAATATGAAAAAAATAGCATTCATAGTAGTTGCTTTATTAGCAACACTAGTTAGTTGTAAAACAGCTGAAGTAGAACAAGAAGTTAAATTAGACGAAATAGTACAGGTTCATCAAGGAGCTTTTGCATTTTGCGGTGCATCAGCAGCAGTTCCAACTGGAAAAAAGATTATTGTTCAAGGAGTAGAATTTGATGAAGGTTGTGCTGTATGTCCAGTATTAACAGGTCCTTCTATTTCTAACTTAGCAATGCACGGTTTTAGTGGAACTTATGGAAAGTTTAATGTAGGTCAAAATCCACAAACTCCTGATGGAACAGATAAAACCGTATGGTCTTTCTTTTGGTACTACGATTCAACAACAACTGTACCTCAATTTGATCCGGCATCTAAAGAGTGGAAATTATTACCACCAGTAAATCGTGCGTTTGTTATTAATCTTGATTCTCCAAGCACAAGCGAAAGTAATATGTTTGCAATGCCAGGAGTTATCTTCGACACAACATCTGATGGTATTGTATTAGCAAAAGTATATGGACCACTTAACGAAGCAGCAGTTCCATTACGTAAAGCCGTTCCAGTTAAATCGGGAATGACATCGGTAACCGCAGCTAAAGAAGGATTCCCTTACCCAGTAGGAACCCCAGTTCCTGTTAGCGCATTAAGTAAGGAACTTCAAAAAACTAAAAAATACTAATTAATGTTTTTAAACAAAGCAACAGATGAATCTAATTTAGACATGTCGGATGGTAGAGACTTAAACTACTATCTTGACATGACTAAAGATTACAAACACGATTTTACATTTAAAGTAAAAGACGTAGAAGGCTTTAAGGTTGTCGATGATGGAGAATTCCAATTTGGAACTAAAGCAAAAATGGCAGACTTCTTCATATCTCAAGTAAAAGAAGATGCAATGGTTTATGTTGCACCAAGAACAGGTTACGCTCCTTATTCTTTGTGTCATTTAGCAAAGAAGTACAATAAAAAATTGTATCTAGTTATGCCAGCTTCTAAAGAGGCGTCAGAGCACCAATTGACGGCAATAGAAAATGGTGGAATTCCAATGTTTACAAGAATACCTGCAATGCCAACAGCAAATATTTGGGCAAAACAATTCGCAGAAAAAATTGGAGGAAAGTATTTGCCTTTCGGTTTAAAGCACGAAATGGTGGTTGCTGGTGGAGTTAGAGTATTTTACGATAACTTTAAAGATATCGATATTGAAACCATGTGGAGTGTATTCTCTACTGGAGTTTTATCTCGCACTTTACAGATCGCACTACCAAAAACTAAATTCAATGCTGTGGCCGTGGCAAGAAACATTCAAGAAGGAGAACTTGGTAGAGCTAAATTCTACACTCACGACAGAGCGTTCTTAAAACCTTCGAGGATACAGACTCCTTTTGATTCTATACAAACATACGACGCAAAAGGTTGGGAGCTCCTAAAGCAACATGGGCAGCAAGGGGATTGGTTTTGGAACGTAGCAGGAAATATGCCTAAACCCACAATAAAACCTAGTGACATTGATTCAAGTCGCGAGTGGGGAGACTTTAAAGATTTTGAAAAGCACTACAAAGATTAGCTTTATTATTAGCCCTTTATTTCTTATATTTACTTCATGAATATACTACTTAAAGCAAACGAAATCGTATTCGAAAGAAACGAAGAAAAGGAGCGTATGTATGGCCCTTTTCAAGAAGGCATGCAAGAAGCAGCCAAGATTGCATCTTTATTATCAAGAAAAGAGATAACTGCAGTTGATATGTACAATTGCATGATTGCTCTTAAGTTATCAAGACAATCTTACAATCACAAAGAAGACAACTTATTAGATTGTGTTGCGTATATTGCATCACTAAATGACTATCAAAACAATGTACAGAATGAACATTCAAAAGACAAGAAACGTAAAAACACCAAGTAGAGGTACAAGCTTATCTGCAGGTATCGACTTCTTCGTACCAGAAGATTTTCAAGAAACGACTATCCATTCAGGTGAATCAGTTTTAATTCCTTCAGGTATTAGAGCGCATGTTCCTCCAGGATATGCATTAATTGCGTTTAACAAATCAGGAGTTGCGACGAAACAAAACCTTTCGGTTGGAGCTTGCGTAGTAGACGAGGACTACGAAGGAGAAATTCATTTGCATTTAATCAATGTAGGAAGAACTCACACAACTATTAAACCAGGACAAAAACTAACTCAGTTTATTTTGATTCCTGTAAGTTATATGGATGTACACGTATTAGAAGAATTACCAGATAGAAACACAGAGCGTGGAGCTGGTGGATTTGGATCAACAGGGTTATAAAATAATAAAAGTAAAATATGAAAAACTATTATGAATATTGGTACAAGCGATTTATCAAAGACGGATTAAAAGCCTGTAAAACAATCGTTGGATTAGGTCTCTCTTTTGCGTTAGGTTATTCGGTTAATTTACCAATTGGATTGCTATTCTTTGCGTGGGTACTAATAGAAGCACTAATAGATAGAAATTAGAACATGAAAAATCTAATAGTAATAGGTCATCCCGATAAAAAAAGTTTCTGTTACAACGGTATTATGAAAACTATCAAAGAAACTTTAAAATCAAATAAAGAAGAAGTCTGCGTAATTGATCTTTACAAAGACAATATAACTTTTGATTTCCCAAAAGAGAAAGTTCAAAAATATAAAGATCTTGTTACATGGGCGGATAGAATTTATTTTATATCTCCAGTATGGTGGTTTAGATGCACACCCGCGTTAGAATCATTCTTCGACCAAATATTCACTCCAGGTTTTGCATATAATTTTAAACCTATAACAAAAGTTTACGGCATACCAAAACCTTTATTAAGTGACAAAAAAGTTAGAACATATTTAACTCACGGTGCTCCCGCACTACCAGTATTAATTTTGTATCTAAATTCAGTTAAACTAAGATTGGTCATGGGAGTTTATTCTTTTGTATTCGGTTGGTTCAAAACAAAAACAAGACAGTTTTGGAGTGTACCATTTATTTCCCAAAATGAAAGATTAATATATTTGGAAAAAGTAAAAGAGGATATTAAAAAAGACCTAAAGTTTTTTACAAAATAATAGATGGAAAAACAACAAAAGTTAGATAAGACATTTATCAACATCGCAAAAGAAATAGGAACTCTATCGTACTGCACCAGATCAAAAGTAGGTGCAGTATTAGTTAAGGACGGTAATGTAATAAGTTTTGGGTATAATGGCACCCCGGCTGGAATGGATAATGGTTGCGAAGAAAATAATGTTACCAAAGACGAAGTTATTCACGCAGAAATGAATGCCATATTGAAAGCTGCAAAAAGCGGTAATGCAGTAGATGGTAGCACCCTATACTTAAGTTTATCTCCGTGTCAAAATTGTTGTAAATTGATCATACAATCAGGTATTAAACGTGTAGTCTACTTGGAAGAATACAGAGATTTATCGCCTATTGAATTTTTATCTAAATTTATACAAGTAGAAAAGTATGATATATAAAAACGCCACAGACGCATTCGAATTATTGTTTAGCGACATTAACGCCAACGGAGAATTATTCGCTGGTACTAAAGCTAAGTTCAACGTTTCGTTTACACTACAAGACGTAAGTAACAAAAATGTTACCACTCCTCAACGTAAGTTCAACGAAGACTACGCTGAATATGAATGGAATTGGTATCTTAAAGGCGATCGTGATGCTAGCGAAATAGCTGAACGCGCTAAGATATGGAAACAGATGATGGTTCCTAATACTACAGAAGTAAACTCTAATTACGGTTATTTTTGGAAATTAAACGATCAGCTACAAAGAGCAATCACAGAATTACGATTTAATCCAGAAAGCAGAAGAGCAATCGTAGTTCATTATGATATCAATGAATTAGATAGATACAAGTATGATACTCCATGTAACGACGTACTTAATTTCTATATCAAAGACGGTAAATTAGAACTAACGGTATTTGCAAGATCTATTGACTTAGTATATGGTTTCTGTAATGATCAGTACACATTTGCTAAGCTTATGGAAATGGTTGCTTATCAATTAGAAATTCCAGTAGGAGAAATGCATTGGATGGTAACTAACTTACACATCTATCCAAGACATTACGACATGTTAAAATAAAAGTTATGATAGCGACAAAATTAGCGAGAGAGTTTTTAGAAGAACAGCTATCCAAGTTAGTTCCAAAAAAGTACAGTCAATTTGTGTGGTGGAGAAGGTACGAAGTTAGACAGACTCTACCAGAAAAAGCCCCTCTGTACGATAAGATAGTTAATGGTGATTACGAACACTCTGATTATTATTATCAAGCGGAAATGGAGAATTATCTTCTACAAGACAGAATCAAAGACATACGATTCTATGAAGATCAATTAGAGCACAGAAGTCTATTCGGAGCTAGATGGAAAAGATTAATGGACGATTATGCTAAAGACGAGAAAGAAATCTTAAGAAAAATGAAGAAGGACTTTAAAGCCACTTTCGGTATATCTGGTGATGAATTAGAGCTTATTATGGAAGACTTTGACGGCACAACTTTAGATTTATACATGCACGTAAAACAGTTGACCAGAGAGCGCAGAATGAAAAATTTACAACTTATTTAATATGAAAGTAGAATTTGCAGATAGTTTTTGGGAAAGCCTAAAAACATTAGAAAGAAGAGACAGGTGGTACAACGTAGCTTGGAGAACGATTAGGTACAATATACCAAATTTTTTAAAGAATGTGTGGTACTTTAGAGCCGAACTTTATGATTTTGAACCTTGGGATTACAGATTCAATCTTAATCTATTTCAAAAATCCTTAGAGAGCACAGCAGATTATCTTGAAAATTATGGAATAGAAGAAGACGAATCTAGAATGAAGAAAGTTGCTAAAATAAGAAGAGCAATTGAACTGCTTAAACGCGATAAAGAAGCTAATTGGATGGAACAAGCGGAAGCTGAATTGGGTGAAATGAAAAATAGCGGCGATCCAAGAGAGGATACACCTGAGGAATTTGCACATAATAGAAAAGTACTTAAAAGATATCAAGAAATTCAACAAAAAGAGTGGAACGAATTGTGGAGAATTATTAAAGGAACGAAATATAAAACTTACGAAGATTGGGATGGATCGGATATTCGTGGATGGTGGGATTAAAACAAAAAATATGCAATATATCAAACAAATTTTAACGGTGTTTAGTGTAGGACTTATCCTATTCACAATGTACACACAGAATGAAAAAATTACAGAATTAAAAACTACTGTAATAAAACAACAAAAAGTTGTTGACAGCTTACAAACAGATTTATTTTTATCTAAAACAATGAATGGTAGATACGAATTAACATTGGAAAATTTAAAAGAAAAGAATCCAAACGCTGCAAAGCAATTTGAGAGCTATCTTTCAAGTGAAACAGAGTAGATTAATTTATTGTTAACGAAGTATTAAACAAATCCCCAAAATATTTATAGGGGTAACGGAATTTTTTCCGTTGTGTTACGAATAATATATGAATATACAGTACAAAACAAATACGTACAGTCTTCAATATCGATTGCAATTGCGATCTAACTTTTTATCAACATACAAGAACGCGGTGGTCCAATTGGCCCCGCGTTTTTTATTTTTAAACCAAAAACAAACCAAATGAAAAAAGCGATTTTATCGTTAATTCTTTCTGTGTCTGCTTTGGTAGGATTCGGTCAAGTTACCTCGTCCACCATTTCAGGTGTAGTCAAGAATGAAAAGCAGGAAGTATTAGCTGGAACTACGATTCACGCTATTCACGTTCCATCAGGTACTCAGTACAAGACAGTGACAAACAAAATGGGAGTGTACGTTTTACCCGCTGTAAGAGTGGGAGGTCCTTACACTATCCACGCAACTTTTGTAGGATACAAAATGGGCGAAATCAAAGAAGTTAATACACAATTAGGTGTAACTTCAAACGTAGATTTCTCTCTAATAGACGAGAAAACTGCTCTTAAAGAAGTAGTTGTAGTAGGAACCAGAAACAATCTTTTCTCTAAAGAAAAAACTGGAGCCTCTCAACAATTTACTAGAAGAGAATTACAATCTGTGCCAATTACAGGAGCTAGAACTATCGATGGTATTACAAAATATAATCCATTCGGTAATGGTAACTCTTTTGGAGCACAAGATTCTCGTTTGAATAACTTCACAATTGATGGTTCTCAATTTAATAACAACTTCGGTTTAGGATCTTCTGCGCAAGCGGGCGGTAGAACTGGAGCGAGCGCTATTTCATTGGATGCAATCGATCAATTACAAGTTAACGTTGCACCATTCGATATTCGCCAATCAGGATTTACAGGCGCTGGTATTAATGCTGTAACAAGATCAGGTACAAACGAAGTTGAAGGATCGGTTTATCAAACGCAAAGAGATAATAGTTCTACTTACGTTGGTAACAATGCAAGAGGTACAAAAATTACTCCTGCTAAATTCGATGAAAAAGTACAAGGTTTCCGTTTGGGCGCACCAATCATTAAGAACAAATTGTTTATTTTTGGTAACTATGAATCAATAGAAAGAACAGAACCAGGAACAACTTGGATTTCTACTGGTTCTCCATTAGCTGGCTCTCAAGTATCAAGACCAACTTTCCAACAATTAACTGACCTTTCTAAATTTATGAAAGAGAAGTTTAATTATGAAACAGGCCCATTTGAAGGATATTCTAATACAAATACTTCTAATAAATTTTTAGTACGTGTTGATTGGAATATTAATGATAAAAATAAATTGACAGCTCGCTATGTACATCATAACTCAGAAGCTCAAATTAATATTTCAAACTCTCAATCTGCAGGTTTCGGTAATAGAACTCAGAACATCAATGCGATGAGTTTCCAAAATAGTGGTTATACTATTCAAGATAATACTCGTTCAGCAGTATTAGAATTGAACTCTAAGTTTTCAAATACGTTGCACAATAACTTAATCGTTTCTTACGATAAGCAAATTGAGAATAGAGGCTATATGTCTCAAATGTTTCCAACTATTGATATCTTACAAGGTTCAACCACATTAACTTCTGTAGGATTCGATCCTTTTACTCCAGGAAATAAATTGGATTATAATACTTTTAACGTAACTAATAACTTAACTAAGTACGCAGGAAAGCATACATTAGTTGGAGGTTTTAACTTTCAGAAGTATCAATCTAATAACTTATTCTTCCCAGCATCTAATGGAGTTTATATCTTCAATAGCTTAGCCGACTTTTATGTTGCAGCTAATCAATCATTAGCTAGCGGCGGAGCTCCATCTACATTTGCACCAGCGAGATTTCAATTTAGATATTCTGCCCTACCAGGCGCAATTGAACCAATGCAAACTTTAAAATCAAATAGATTAGACTTGTACTTACAAGATGAGTATAACGCAACTAGAGATTTAAAGTTAACATTCGGTATTAGAGCAAACGTTATTGGTTTTGAAAATACAGCTTTAGAAAATCCTGCTGTAACTGCAATGACATTTGCAAACGGTGAAAAGTGGAATACAGGTGTAATGCCTAAAACACAAGTTTTATTTGAACCAAGATTAGGTTTCAACTACGATTTGAAAGGAGAAAAGAAAACTCAATTTAGAGGTGGTACTGGTGTATTCACAGGTAGACCTCCTTATGTATTCTTATCTAACCAAATTGGTAACAATGGAGTGTTGACAGGATTTATCGATGTAAGTGGTGCTGCAGCTTCTAAATATGGTTTTACTGCAGACCCTAACAAATATTTTATTCCTTCAACTCCGACTTTACCTTCAACATTTGATTTAGCATTAACAGATCCTAACTACAAATTTCCTCAAGTCTGGAAAACAAATTTGGCCGTAGACCAAAAGTTACCATTCTTAGGATTGGTAGCAACGGCTGAATATTTGTATAATAAAACTTTAAATGCGGTTCACTACTACGAAGCCAACTTAAGAGCGCCTGTAGGAACTTTAGGCGGAGTGGATAATAGACCTCGTTTTGGTGGTACTGACGCAACTGTAAGAGTAAATAATAACGTGAGTAGAGCGGCAGTTCTTACAAACAGAAACGGAGCTTTCCATGAATCATTGACTTTAAAATTAGAAAAGCCTTATCAGAAAGGTTTATGGGGATCATTTGCTTGGACAACTGCCAACTCAAAAGATTTTATGAGTGCGGGTTCAATCGCTAGTGGTTCTTGGCAATCAGCGTTATCAGTTGCTGGTAACAACGAATTAGGATTATCATTCGCAGACGCATTTGTTAAAAACAGATTCGTAGGTTTATTGGGTTATAGAATTGAATATGGTTCTAAATACGGCGGAGCTACTACAATCACATTAGGTTATGTAGGTCAGCAAGGCAATCCTTTCTCTTATATCGCAGCAGGCGATTTGAATGGAGATAGAGTAAACAATAATGATTTAATCTTCGTTCCAAATAAAGGATCAGATATTAGATTTTCTCCTTTGACAGTTGGAACTAGAGTTTACACAGAAGCTGAGCAACAAGAAGCATTTGATAAGTTTATTGAACAAGACGAGTACTTATCAACTCGCAGAGGTCAATATGCAGAAAGAAACGGTGGTTTATTACCGTACTTGCACAGATTTGACTTATCAGTAGCTCAAGACATTTTTGTTAAGATTGGTGGAAAGAGAAATGCTTTCCAAATCAGAGCAGATATTTTGAACTTTGGTAATATGGTCGACAGCGAATTTGGAGTATCTCAAAGAGCAACAGCTCCTCAAATATTAAACTTTGTAAGTAGAGATGCTAATAACGTTCCAACATTTAGATTGGCAACTCAAAGATTGACTGACGGTTCTACTATTTTAGCTAGAGACTCTTATCAGTACAATTCTTCAGTATTTGATGTGTGGTCAGCACAATTGGGTATTAGATACATTTTTGGTAGATAATATCTTTTAGCATAAATTTAAAGAGTGGAGGTCAAAAGCCTCCACTTTTTTTGTGTCTATATTTATATGCATGAAACAAATGCTATTTTTTATCTGTTTACTATTTGCATTAACTGTAAATAGTCAGGACACGGTTAGAATTCACCATAAGGAATTCACTACTGTTTACTCAAAATCAAAGAAATATCCAGTATTGGTAGAATGGTATGTAACAAAAGCCAAAGTTGGATGTCCTACTCCATTGGTAAGAAAAGACCAATTCGCACCAGATCCTCAAATTAAAGAAGAATCAGACATAGCGAAAGATTATGTTGGTTCAGGAACTGATCGTGGCCATATGAGCCCTGCAGCTGATAATTTATGTTCAGGCGCTGAGGTACAGAAGGAGTGTTTCTACTTTACAAATATGTCTCCTCAATACCACAGTTTAAATGCTGGGGATTGGAAATCACTTGAAACTTTGACTAGAAGTTTAGCTTTACAATATGATAGTGTTCATGTATGGGCAGGTAATATAGGAGAAGCCAAAAAAATTGGTAGAGTTTCTGTTCCTACTATTTGTTGGAAAGTGATCTATATTAAGAAGAGCAAAGAATACATGGCCTATATATTCGACAATAACTCTAGTAAACCAGATGGCCTTAACAACAACAAAGTCACTTTAGAAGACGTACAAAAGTTAACTCACTTCAAATTTAAAGATTAAAAATTCTGAGGAAAAGGTTATATTAGTGTTATGAAAAAGGAAGCAGAATTTCACATGGGAGGTGGGCAGCATTTGACCATGAAAACTACCTATACTGTTGAGATGAAAGACAAGTTGCGAGTTTTAACTGGAGACGGAAAAGGTCTAGATTTGGACGTTAGTATCACCGCAGATTTTGAAAAAATACCAAAAGAGCACCACTTGTTATTCATGAGAATGATGATGGTAAGATACGGAGGAATAGTGAACATATACGATAATACTAATCCATTTGAAGATCCACAGAGCCCAAAAAAACCCTGGTACAAATTTTGGAAAAAATAATTAAAAATTAACAATATGAAAAAAGTTTTATACTTCTCAACAGCATGGTGCGGACCTTGTAAGATGTTCAAACCAGTAGTTCAACAAGTTTCACAAGAAACAGGAATTCCAGTTACGTATATAGACGCGGATCAAGATCAAGAGACGGCAAAAAAGTACAATATCAATTCGGTTCCTACTATCGTAATAGTTGACGCAACGGGAGGTATGTTATACAGAAATGCTGGTGTCATGCCAAAAGGTCAATTATCTCAATTATTGAGAACTATAGGCTAGTTTCCTATATTTATTTACGAATGGTTTTTAAGTAGTTTCGCTTTAAAGCCATTATATGCGATATACACTACTATTATTATTACTAAGTCCTCTGTTTGTTTTATCTCAAGACTTAAACAGTAAGTTTTCCGTAAACACTGTTAAAAACAGCGTAAGAATGGGCCCAATGACTGGGAATGCCAATCTTACTATGGGTGTTAAAAATATAATTCAAGAGGTTTTACAAGATAAAGGTTATTCCCTCGTTAACAAAGAAGAGGCTGATTTTTTTGTTGAAGTGGAGATAGTTTACATGGACCAGCAAAAAACTGCTACCAATGTATCTATATTTCACAAAGATGAAAACACTGTGGTTATTAGAATGCTTGGTAAGTTAATAAACAAGTCAGGCAAAGTTGTTAAAAAGGAGTTGGTAACTGACGAATCTTCTGAAATATCTACATCAACATTATTGATTTCAGAGAATGGAGAGTTTAACTCAACCGTTATGAGAAACGCACTAAAAAAGACATGCGTTCAGGTTGTGAATAAACTACTCTAAACTATGAAAAAAATCTTATTGTTTTTAGGGATGATTATATCCCTATCTTCTTTTGCTCAAATCAAATTCAGAGCACTATCCTCAGTAGGAGGTGCCACTCTTGATAGAGGAGGCACATTCGAATATATCGTTCAAGCTAACGGTAACGGTAACAACACAACTCGTCAAATTTTGGTTGATATGCAATACGATCAAACAAATTTTGAGTTAGTATCAGTTAATCACACAGGAACTGGTGGTAATGGAGGTATATTACCTCAAGGATCTACAATTTCTCTATCTCATACAAACTATCCAAATTACACGTGGAATGCAGTAACTTCAGGTAATAGCGCCAATAATACAACTAATGGTACAACGAATTACCAATACGCAAGTTATACCTACAATGGAGTTGGTGGAGCTAATGCTATATTAAGAACTACTTTGACTTGGTCTACAACTAATGGTATGCCTTACTCTAGTTATGATAGATTAATCGTTTATGTATTTAGATTAAAGGCATCTTCTACTGCGTACACATTCAATCCAATCAAATTAAACTTTGTTGCTGGTTGGAAAGCTGATGGAACTCAAGATGCGACCATAATGGAATCTCCTTTATCAACTGCTGTTACAATGAACCAAAACTTTGGTAAATTCGTTAGCGCTAAGGTTGATTTAAACTCCAATCTATATAATCTTTCATCATTGAAAGTATCATTTAGAGATACGTTAACAAATCAGGGACAATTGTTCTCAGTATTATCAGATGGAACTGTCGACATCAATCAGTCTTTGTTAACTGCTAATACAGTATATGATGTAAGTCTGATGCACGATATGGATAAGATATACGATATTTACAACGGAGCCATAACTATATCAGATTTTACTACAGCTCAAGGAGAATTTACTTCTATGGGTTTAATTTCAGGCGGTAAGGGTGTTAACTTAAATACTGGACAATCTCTATACGCAGCGGATATTAATAAAAATAAAGTTATAGATGGAGGAGATTTACCTAGATTGTTGGGTCAAGTTGCTGGAAAAGATACTTTAATGACATTACCTACTGGATATACAGTGGGTAATGGCGGTTGGATGAGTCTACCTACTTGGAGAGCAGCTGATGCTACTACAACCTGGGGTCAAGTAGAATGGGCGTATGTTTCTCCAAACAGTTATTCTAATGGAGTAAGTGCTTTAAGAATAGACATGAGAGAATTTCCTGCAGGAACAACTCCAAATCAAATCAAAAGCATTCAGTTATTTGACGTTTATACTGGACCTATAGAATATGTAAGTGAAGATGCTGCTTGGGCTTTATATAAAGTGCCTTCTTCTTTTACTAAAGCAACAGATGGCAGTTCAGTATACGCTGCATACATAAGACAAAATCAAACAGACTATAATTTTAGAGCAGAATTTGAATTCAATACGTCAGTTAATAATTCTTGGGGAGCTATCACAACAACCAACTGGAATACTATAACATATCCTAAGACATATTTTAAAACTGGCGCATTAGGTGCTAACGCGATATTAGATTTAAAATATCTTTTATGGGGAGATGTAAATAGATCTCACTCATCTCAAGTGGTAACAACTAGTGGTGGTTCTAGTACAGTTCAAACAAACGCTATTCCTAGTTTACAAATGAATATAGCGTTTAATGAAGTAACTCAAAAGATGTCAATGGCGAGTACAGGACCTTATATTAATACTGACTTCGCTTATACTTCAATAGATGTTAATTTAGCTAATCAGACAGTGACTTCTAATACAATAGAAATCCCAGTTAATATAGATACCAAAGGTAACAGTGTAGGAGGTTTACAACTTGAATTTATATATGATCCTAATAAGATTAAGTTTGAAGAATTAGCTTCAACTCTTCCAAATTCATGGTATGTATTTGCAAATGCTAAAAATGGAGTAGTTAAATTTGGAGCTTTAGATCAAAATAATTCTACTCCTATTAAAGGTACTTCAACTCCATTTAAATTAAAGTTCTCAACAATTGGAGATGGAGTAGATGTTATTACTTCACTAAAAGTATCTCAAACAATGGATGCTAGTGATAATAAAGGAAATCAATTGGGTGTAGTTTTGAATATGACTAACATTAAATTAACAGGATATAACAACTTCTAATATGAAAAAAATAATTTTAATATCTGTTTTATTTTTAGCGGCTTGTACGAAAATAGACGTGCCAGCTCCAAGACCTATAGATTTAGGAGTGACTTCAACTGCTACTTCTATAAAATCTATATATCAAAATGGAAATACTGTAACAGCTGAATTTGAAACCACCGTTGGTTCAAAGTACTCTGTTCAAATAGTTCCTTTTGGATCAGAAGAGCCAGTTAGAAAGGAAGGTTTTACTGCAACTGAGCTTGTAACTAAAAAAGTTTATGATCTTTCGGGCCTAGCGAAGAAGGACTACGATTTGATATTTATAGATATCAGTGGAAAAGAAGTAAAATATCCATTAATTATAAAATAACATAATATGTCAGAAGAAGTAGAACAAGAATCAACAGGTAAGTCCTTCAAAGGAATTATCATTACATTGGTAAGCACCGTTACTTTAGGAGTAGGTGGTTTTATCACAAACAAATTAACAGGAGGCGGAGATGAAGCTGCAGCTCCAGTACAACAAGCGGCTCCGGTAATTAACATCAACAACACTCAGCAACAGAGCAATAGTGGTGGAGGTAAAACTGTAATCATTAAAGAAAAAGAAACAGTTAAAGAGAAACCAGCTCCAGTTAAGAAAAAAGAGGGTGATGAATTTAAAGAGAAGCCAGCAGCTTGGTAATTTATAAACTATAAAAAATAAAGAATAATGGCTCAAGAGCAACAAAGCAATTCTAAGTTTGCGGACTTACTAAGAGATATAATGAACAAGAGATGGTATATAACTGCCATGGTTTTGGGTTTATTTATCTTAATTACGGCTGGTATATTCGTAGCGATTCTAATTCAAGCTCCAATGGCGGCAGCGTGGAAAGAATTGTTAATGTTATTATTGGGTGCCTTTATTGGTAGCTACGGTAAGATTATTGACTACTACTACTCTGATTCTGATAAAGATAAAATGTTGGTTCAAAAAGCTGACGAAGAAGATGGAGTTTCAATGTCTCACACAAACGACATGAAAGAAACAAATAAACCAGTTACTCCATTGATTCCAGACGCATTTATTGCAGGAGCTCAAGCGGCTAGAGAATTAGCGGTAGTTGAGAACAAACAAAATTACGATTTGACCAAAGACGAGCAAGAGCACAGACAAATATTAGAAATAGACGAGCAAGAGCACGAGCAAGAAATGGCTAAATTAAAACTAGAACACGAATTAAAAGCACATAGATATTGTCAACATGAATGGGGAGACTCAGACAATGATGGCGAATTAGAATGTCAAAAGTGTGGATTGTTAAAAGACTCTTGGGATGAATCCCACTAATAAAGGTATTTTTTAACTAAAAACAGTTCATTATGAATTTCAAACAGTGGTTAATTGACCTTTTTAAAGACGAAAGAGGTGCAACATCTATCAAACCTGTTATCGCATTTGTTGGAGCATTGTTCCTTTGCGGTACGATGTTAGTAAACTCTTTCTCTCATGCGGACTTTGCGCCGTCTCCAGAATTGGTAAATGCAGTAATGATTATTACCGGTATTGGTATGGGAGCTGACACTATTGACAAGTTCTCTGCGAAGAAAAAAGAATCTTAATTAAAAAAGGGCCGAAAGGCCCTTTTATATAAAAAATGTATATGAATAAAGTAAAAGAAAAATTGTTTTTAGGTTTCGTAAAATTAGCTTTTGCATGGACAATATTCGCTCTATCATTTCAAGTTACTATGTTAACTTTAAGCGTAGTAAAACCTGAATTAGCGAAAAAAATAGGTAACGAACTGACTTGGAAATTAGACGGAAGATTCAAATGATTATAGTAGACGTACAAAAGTGTAAGTCTATAGAACAGGCTTTGAAGACTTATAAACAGAAACATAACAAGATCGGTATAGTCCAGGAATTGAGAGACAGGCAGACTTTTACAAAACCTTCTGTAAAAAGAAGAATGGAAGTATTAAACGCAAAATACTTAGAACAAAAAAGAATCAAATGATAAAGTTAACGGATTTATTAAAAGAAGAATTAGTACAAGATAAAGCATTCGAAGAGTTTGCAGATAAAAGAATGGGAGGCGCTGAAAAGATTGCTGACAACGCACATAAAAAAGGCGGAGTTTCAATGCTAACTTATCATCACTTCATAGTTAAGTTGCCTTACTATAAAAAAGCTAAAGAGGGAAAGTTAGATATCGACGAAGCTAAGAAAGAATTTGAAAAGACTTTAAAGAAGATTTCATTGGGTATGTCTCCAGTAGAATTTCAAAGAGAAGTAGGTCGCTTAGAAGTACTAGGCGAATTGATCATAAAAAATAAGTAATATGAAAAAGATACTTGCGCTATTATTAATATTATCAAGTTGTACTCCAGTTAAATACGTTATGGTAGATCCTAAAGACTCTACTAATCTTGTAGAAGTTAGAAAAAGAATTATTTACGAAGACATTTACCAACCAAGTATTCCCTTATATTTTTATAATGGATTTTTTGGAGTTCAACCTTACAGACCAATAATTATACCGAGACCTATAGTAGTACCAAGAAGACCAACTGTACCTCACAATAGAAATTATGTACAACCATGGACTCCTAATAGAAACTATAGACAACCACTACCACCTCGTCCACCTAGAAAAAATTAATTATGAAATTACAATACAAAAAAATGCTATTAGCAATAGGTTTATTGACAATAGCAATTTTGGCCGCTACAGTAATGGCTTCAGCTCAAACCGTGGGTAAAACTACAACAGAGCAATACAAAGCCTCTTTCGAAACAAAGATAGATATCAGTCAATATATGGATTATTCAGGTCCTACAATTCCAATTCAAATATTAAAGTGTGGAATTGGCGAAGAGGTGTACGAACAATATCCAGAATTAAAAGAAAAGAGAGTCGGTCTTGGTGTCGCTAATATTTCATTAGAGTATTTGGAGAATTTAAACAGATTCACATTCACTGAAGACAAGACAGAAATCAAAAATAGAATGGTAAAACAATTCCAAGCATCTGCAGCTGGAATTTCACAAGATAAATTGGACGGTCGAGGTAAGATTAGATTGGCTCACTACTTTGTGGAAATTGAAGTATACGATTGGTCAGTATCAGATGATGAAGAAGTAAACTTATCTAACGGAGTTAAGAATACAATGGTAACTCGTTTAGGTTTACAAGTGAGATTCACCGATGCAGAGACAGGAGAAATTATCGCGGCTTCAGGTTTAGGCGAAGCAAAGACAACAAGAGAGCTAACTTTATTGTCAGACGCAACAGTAGATCCAGTTAAATTCAATCAATCAACAGTTTCTATTGCAACTAAGAAAGCTTTAGATATTGCGTGTTCTCGTATTTTAGCAAGAATGGTTAAAAAAGGTGTATTCACTAAATAATATGGCAAACGCAAAACCAAAAAAGAAGTCAATGCGTAGTAGACGCTCTGGTGTTAAGAAAAAACAATTGGTAGACAACAACTTAGCAATTCTAGCTAAATTGAAATAATGAAAAAATGGATAGTAGCGTTTACAATATTAGTTTCGTCCTTATTAGCTCTTAATGCTAAAGGGCAAAATATTGTAAATGTTTACGTAGATCCTTGCGACGGAAAAACATATACTTTCGTATCTCCCATATCCTCTAACTCTCCTGGAGTTTTAGTTATAGTTAGGGGAAAATCTAGATTATTTACTTACGCAGACTTTGCATCAGGCACAGTAGACTTATGGGTTAAATCTATATTCGCAACGCCATGTCCAGTATCCCAACAAACAACAGTAGTAGTAGCTACCACAGCGGCAAACGTAGCAAGTCAAGCGGCAGCTTCCGCTGCGTCAAGCGCGGCAAGTTCTGCTGCTTCTTCAGCGGCGAGTTCAGCGGCATCATCCGCGGCAAGTTCAAGTGCTTCAAGCGCAGCATCATCAAGTGCGTCAACCGCATCGAGTTCAGCAGCGTCATCATCGCCTCCACCAACCTCATCTTCATCGTCATCATCTTCCCAATCGTCCTCTTCTTCTGGATCTTCATCGTCATCAGGCTCAAGTTCAGAGAGTGGAGGCTCAGCAGGAGAAACAAAATCAGAGACAAAATCAGAAACTAAATCAGAGAGCAAATCTGAAGAGAGCAAGTCCGAATCAAAGTCAGAAGAGAAAAAAGAAGAAAGTAAATCTGAAGACAAAAAAGAAGAAAAGAAAAAAGAGGATAAAAAGAAAGAAGAAAAGAAGAAGGCTGCTAACGTAAATCCGATGATATTCTCTGCAGATTTAAGCGTAGCAGAGCAACCTCCAAATAGACAAGTGGTACCGACAATGAATATGGGAGTTTCGAAGTCTTCAATGACAGGACTTTCCAGTTTCGGTGCCAATGCAAGCATATTCTTAGACTTAAGTAAGATAGCAGTAGGAGGAAGTTATACAAAAAGCCAAGTAAATGGTAGAGGCCAATTAGAAGCTATGCACAACTTCGGTGCAACCTATTTCACAGACTTTGGAAATCACATGGTATTTCCTGCGTACACTTACATTCAACCAATCGATAAGCTCATCACAGGATACAATGTAAGCGCTAACACCGCGTTTGCTCAAGGCGGATCTATTACTTTATCTCCTTCCATAATAAGCTTCGCCATGTATCCCATAACTGTAGGCAGAAAGACCATAACTCCAGATCTATTCATGATAGCGGCTCCATGGGGGTATTCGTTTTCAACTCGCACAGAAAATAGAAGCAGAGACTTAACTTTCTTAACAGGCTTCGCCACAGACTTTAAAATCACTAGAAAGTTTAAAGTGAATGTTAACTTTAAAGTGATGTTGAGCACCGCAGACGGAAGCGTGCCAATACGATCTTTCATGATAGGTAGCAAATTGAATTTATAATCAACGAGTTATATATTATAAAAAAGAATATTTTTTCCACCATATAAAAAATTTTTTTATTTGAAAAAAGTTTTGTATATTTGAATTCTATTATTAATCAAAAAAAAGGAAAACAACCATGAAAAAAATCATGATCGCTTTCTCAACAGCTTTAGTATTAGCTGCTTGCGGAAATGGAAATGGAAGTGCTGCAACAACTGATAGCACACAAGCTGTTGTTGATTCAACTGCTGTAACGGCAAATGATTCAACCACTGCTCAGATTGTTGATTCTACTGAAAAAACAGCAGGAGAACAACCAGTAGAAGTTAAGTAATTGGATCCATGCGTCGGGGAATTCCGCCTGCAAAGACTACGCGAAGAAAGGTCTTTTTAAATTTAAAATAATAAGTTATGTATATGAGAGTTAAATGCATCAAAGCCGACGATACTAATGTTTTAGTAGAAGACGCATTTTACACAGTAGATGCAGTCACAAGTAAAGGCAATTACATTTTAATGGAAGTTGCTCCACCTCAAGGCTTTAATTGCTTTGATAAGAATAGATTCGAAATCTTAGAAATTTGGGACGAACAACCTTCTTTATTTGAATTTGATGAAGAAGAGTTAGAGATAATCTTCGGATAATTCATATATTTATATATTCATATGGGGATGCCATGGAATTGATTCACAATTCGGAGGTAATACCACACGCAGAGAGAAGTACTAGATCTCTTTAAATCTGTACAAAACAATAACCGACGAAATGTCAACAATGACCTTCGATTCTTTAATGGAATTCGTAGGCGCGAACGAGTACGCATTAGCTGCTTAATTAGCATCGGGTGTAACATCCTAGGAACAGAAGTTACAAACTAGATTTTCTTAGTTTAGATTAAAATTAAGTGGTGGATATCGTAAGGACCAAAAACCATACGACCCTTTACTGATCAGCTTGCAGATCTAAGCGTGTGAGACGTTGGTATTATTGTTCATTGTGAAGACACGAGTTCGAGTCTCGTCATCTCCACCAAAATAAAAGTTATGAAATGGATTCTTTCTTTTGTAGTAGGAGTGTTTTTTACAATACCCTTAAAAAGTACAATTTACTTTTTTAAGTCTGAGGAAATCGAGATTGTAAAGTCTGACACCGTAACTGCAACTACTTACACAGCGGATCCAAGAGAAACCGACGAAGAACCACTAATAACAGCCAGTGGTTTTAAACTTGACTCTCTTAATCCAAAAAGGCACAAAATAATTGCCGTAAGTAGAGATTTAAAAAAGAGATATCCTTTTGGATCTAAAGTAAAAATAAAGGGATTAGGTAAGAAGTACGATGGAGTGTATAAAGTAGAAGACGTAATGCACTCTAGATGGAGAAAAAAAATAGACATACTAATCAATAAAAAAGATAAGTTGTTTAAAAAGAGGAAAGTGATAATAACACCTATTGAAAAATAATATCGCGAGGTAGAGCAGCGGTAGCTCGGCGGGCTCATAACCCGTAGGTCGGTGGTTCGATCCCACCCTTCGCAACAAAAAAACTTATCTACCAAAAAGATAAATTTTTTAAAAAGAAAAAGATGTTATATATTAGCCTTATAACATTAACAAATAGATCTTTGAAAATACTGTTATCCATGGAGAAATCCTAAATAACATCGGCGGCATATAGTCGTTAAATAAACTTGGAAACAAGTATAAAGTGAGTCGGTTTGACTGAACCGATTTGCGGCTTAGAAATAAGCTCGAGTATGCAATCAGAATATCATCGAACCTGTAGTAGTGAGGGTAACTCCGTAGTGAAATGGTTTGGTGATCAGGCAATGTGGGTTGTCTGATTGAGCTTGGAAGAGCAATAAGAATAATCTGAAGGTGATTATGCAAGATATGTAGTTTATCCAATTACACTATTGCGTGCACTAGTATTGAATGGCAGTTTAAAACCGAATGGCTAAAAACCTCAAGGTAAGAAAGAGAACAGATGGTGCTGCTACTTTCCTTCGAAGAAGTCTACCAAGATTCTTTGACGAAGCGGTCTAAAATAACCGAGATAGGGATATCTCAAAAGGTAGTTGAATATCTATCCGACCAAAAGTTGGACAGGTTCAGTGGCAAGCCGCTACCTTTACGATCCACAAGTCGAAACTTTGATTTGCTATATCAAAATTATAAAAATCATAAGCTCAAGCGCTTGTCAGCTACGGGAGAAAGATGCCTACACAGTAACGAGAGGTTCGTTGCACTTGAAGATCGCAAGTCTGAGAGTATTCTTTCGAAAAGATCGTAATTCCGCAAGAATGTATCAGCTCGGCAGAGTTGAACGGTTGGAGTAAAGAGAGAGTATCCCATTAAATAAGGTAGCTCAAGGTGTAATTGACCTAATCAATTGGCATTGCAGAGATAGATCTCAAAAGGAACTGGACAGAGAGGGAAACAAAATAATCCTCTTAAAGATTCTGCATGTCGAAGCTGTAGTCTCAAGCTTTAACAAAACTCATTAAAGGCTCTGATTGTTTTAAAATTCAATTAGGGCCTTTTTAGTGTTGCTCTTATCGACTAAGGGTTAGGTCACATCCCTTTCACGGATGTAATACGGGTTCGAATCCCGTTGAGAGTACTGAATAACTGCCCGCCGCTTGTTCAACCAGAGCATGACTTGGATGGTGACTATGAAAAATTGTGGGTAGTTGTTTTGATATTAAGGTTGATTGGAATGTATCCTTTAACTGTAGAAAGGGCGGATACCTCGCGGTTAGAAATGCCAATCGTAAAAGCAGATGTCCACGCACCCATCTTCTGCTTTCCTAAATGCCTTGCTAGCTCAGTTGGTAGAGCAGCTGATTTGTAATCAGCAGGTCTGCGGTTCAAGTCCGTAGCGAGGCTCATATGCCGGTGTGGCGGAATAAACAATGAATACTGACGAGTAACATTGAGACGTACCTGTTCTAGAGTGGTGGAGTGACCGAAAAGGACTCCGTGAGGGTGAAAATCCCTTCCACCGGCACCGTATTGGAGAGATGGTAGAGTGGTTGAATACACCGGTCTTGAAAACCGGCATACTGTAAAAGGTATCTGGGGTTCGAATCCCTGTCTCTCCGCAAAAGCAGACAAAACGCATAGTAACTGCAGGGATGCTAGCTCCCACTATGCTCTTTTGCCCTTTAGTATAACGGTAGTACGGCAGTTTTTGGTACTGCTTGTTGTGGTTCGAATCCATGAGGGGCAACTTAAATTAGCGAACAAAGCTCCAGTGGCGAAATTGGTAGCACGCGCAGGACTTAAAATCCTGTGGGAAGAAAAATCCCGTGTCGGTTCGATTCCGACTTGGAGC